ACTTCTGATATAAAAGATATGTTAATGAATGCTGTCAAGGAATTACGGAAGCAGGGTGTTGACTTTTCTTTTGGAAAAGGTAAAATAGCAGAAGAGGATGCTGTATCTTTACTAGTGTCCAAGGGTGAGATTATGGTACATCCTATTCTCGTCCCCATTATTGGCTTAGACCGCCTCAATAAGATTAACAATCGCGGTGAGGCTGAAGTCAAAAGACGAATTGCAGAAAACGGTCAATCTCCTGAGGCCGAACAAGCCCAAGCTGTTGCCGCAACTGGCGGCTCTATTCGAGCTCAAGGTCAAAGCGGATCTACAGCGTCCTCTCTCGGTGTTGAAGGCCAATATGAGGGGGAAGGTTTTATCGTTAAACCCCGAGCAAACTATTCCGAACAAAACACAACTCGTGACTTTCCAGACGGTGTTGTCGTAGATCAAAAAGGTAGAAACATCGGTTTTGCTTTGAACGGCGAAATGTTTTTATCAGACGACACTTCCCTACGCGCTGGAATGGAACGCCAAGCCAACCGAAGTAAAACAAAAGTCAATTTACCAGAAAACTACGGGGGACAAACCCTCGAGTTTGGTGGGGGGCAGACAATGAAGCGTTACAACATGGGCGCAACCTTTGGTGACTTTTCGGCTGATATATCAAAACAACAAGGTGCTGGACAACCCTTGAGTGGGCGTGTCGAGTATAAATTTTCCCCTCAAGGTGAAGTATTCATCGAGGGAACTGAAGGCGGTCGCTCCGGCCGCGTCGGTTTACAATACCGATTTTAACGGCTACCCCGCAATTCTGCGGGCCCCGTAAACACACTACGGCTACCCTCAGCCATGAGGCCCCGTGAGATAGGAGAGTAAAATGGCAAAACAAAGAGGGCATCGTGCAAATAAGCCCAACGATAATTTCGGCACAATCAACGACGACACACTCTACCGGGGTAAATATCGGGAAGAGGTGTACAAAGATGATGAAGATGCTGAAGAAAACGTAGACGCTACGGACCCCGCACAAGAAAAGTCGGCTACTCCAGAGCAAGAAAACGAAGAGAGCTTTGCTAAGGCTCCCGAGGAATCGGATACTGATTATAAAAAACGGTATGACGACCTCAAGCGTCATTATGACTCAAAACTTGAAGAGTGGAAAAAAGAGCGGGAAGAAACTGCTCAAACTCAACAAGTGGGCAGAGAGACCGGTTTATCCGCGTCTGAATTGCCTAAAACCCCGGAAGAACTCCGTCAATTTAAGGAGAAATACCCGGATGTTTATGCGATTGTAGAAACCATCTCTTCTCTCCGTGCAGAAGATCGCCTTAAAGAACTAAAGGATGAGATTAAGCAACTAAAGGGAAGGGAGCAAGAGCTAGAGGTTAAGTCAGCCTACAAAGAATTAATTTCTGCCCATCCGGATTTCCCGGAAATCAAAAAGGACAGTAAATTCTTAAAGTGGTTAGACGGACAACCCAAGTCGATTGCTGATGGTATCTACAAAAACAACAAAGACGCTAAGTGGGCAATTAGAGTATTGGATCTCTACAAAGCTGACATGGGCATTACAACAAAAACTAGGAAGCAGTCACGCGATGCCGACCCGGCAACTGCTGTTACAAAAACAACAGCAAAGGACGTTGTCTCCGAGACATCAACGGGTAAAAAAGTTTGGAAGGCTTCCGAAATTGGGCGACTCAAGCCTTGGCAATTCGAGAAACTAGAATCTGAACTCGACGCCGCAAGGGCAGAAGGTCGTATTGACTTTAGAGCATAACTAAAACTATCTCATAAGGAAGGGTACTAACATGGCTTTTAATAGCGCATCAGGTTATAACAACCTCCCTTCAGGTAACTTTACACCGGAAATCTTTTCCCAGAAAGTCCTGAAGTTTTTCCGTCGTGCTTCTGTAGTAGAAGATATCACCAACACAGACTATGCTGGTGAAATCGAAAACTTCGGAGACACAGTCCGTATCATCAAAGAACCAACCATCACTGTTTCTGCATACTCACGTGGCGCTGTGGTAAACCCACAAGACCTCGCTGATGACCAGATTACAATGGTTGTTGACCAAGCAAATGCTTTCGCATTCAAGATCGACGACATCGAAGAGCGTCAGTCACACGTCAACTTTGAAGCATTGGCTACTTCTTCAGGTGCGTATTCCCTGAAGCGTAAGTACGATGCAAACGTGTTGACTCAGATGATTGCCGATGCTGGCTTGACTTCAGAGTCTGGTGCAACTGTACAGCAGGTCACAGGATTGGGTACTGTCGGTACTCCATTCGACTTGAACGTCTCTGCTGGTGGTGATGGTGACAACGCAATCAACTTGTTGTTGAAAATGGCTCGTGCATTGGACGACCAATCTATCCCTGAAGAAAACCGCTTCTTCGTTGCGCCTCCTGCGTTCTACGAAGTCCTGTTCTCTGCTGGCTCTAAGTTTGCAGAAGTACAGGTTACTGGCGACCAAACTTCACCTCTCCGTAACGGCCTCGTTATGCAGGGTATGATTGCTGGTTTTGCTTGCTACAAGTCAACTGCCTTGAATGACGCAGGAACAGACATCATCACATTGTCTGGCTTGGGTTCAGGTGAATTTGCTCTGCTTGCAGGTCACATGTCATCTACTGCTACAGCGTCACACATTGCGAAGACTGAAGTAGTTCGTTCAACTGAAACATTCAGCGACATCGTACGTGGCTTGCATGTATTCGGCCGTAAGGTTCTGCGTCCAGAAGCTCTGGTTCGTGGCGTCGTAACATTCGCATAAGGGAGGCTTGAAACATGGCAACTTATAATGTAACTGGAGCCGTCTCTGGCGTTCCTGTAGGGCGTAAGCCACAAGTAGTTGAAGTCGTTCTTGACTTCTCCACAACTAGCTTGGGTATTGGCGACATCGTAAATGTCTTCGAAATCCCAGCCAACACAATGATCCTGAATGCAGGTATCCAAGTATTGACTGCCGCTTCTACTGGTTCACCAACCATTGACATGGGTGATGCAACCGCGGCTGACACTTGGGTAACTGATGTATCTGGCTCTGCTGTTGGTCAAGAAATCGGTTCTACACCGAAGATCTACACTGCCGCTGACAACATCGACATCCTCGGTGTGACAGCCGCTTTCGACGGAAAAATCCGTTGTATTGCTACTATGGTTGATATCGGCGCAGGTGAAACTGCGGCGGCATTCGCCTAATGACTGGGGGGTCCTTCGGGGCCCCCTGTTCACTATGTTAATCAATTATTGACGAGTTGGTTAACATAGTGTACACTCCGATTTACCGGTCCGCAGGGGTAAACCCATAATGACCATCGCAAAGTTTAGCCGCACCAAATCTCAAATCGTTGCGTGTACTACAGATGATGTGGTGGTGACTCTCTATACCTGTCCTGCGAACGCTAAAGCCCACATGAGTTTACTATTTGTTACCAATGCATCTTCGAACGACAGTGATGTTGAAATAAAGTGGTATCGTGCCGCTAACACAACAAGTTACTTTATTTTAGGTGGCAAGAATTTAACGACAGGGGAATTCATTAAATTTGATGGATCTTCCCTCGTACTGGATGCCGGTGATTCCGTCACAATTGAACCGTCTAACACAGCAGGGGGAGGTAGCCCCGTTATTGATGCATTATGTACCGTCGAAGAATTCTTTAATCCTGTAGGGGGTTAATATGCCACTTAAAAAGGGATCTAGCCCCAAGACAATCTCCTCTAATATCCGGAAGGAGATGGAAGCTGGGAAACCCCAGAAACAAGCTGTGGCGATTGCCCTATCTAAGGCTGGTAAGAGCAAAGAGATGGCAAAAGGTGGGGAGGCAAAAGGTAAAACCGCCTCAGGTTCCACGCCGACTAACAAAAAACTTTACGCACAAGTTACTCGAGAAGCTAAGAAAAAATTTGATGTTTGGCCCTCCGCTTACGCTTCATCGTGGGTAGTTAAAACTTACAAAGACCGCGGGGGAAGCTACTCCTAATGGCAAAGACGCAGGGCGGCCTCACCAAGTGGCACAACGAAGAGTGGGTTGACATTAAAACGGGCAAACCCTGTGGACGCCAAGAGGGTGAAGATAGGGCTTACCCAGCGTGTCGCCCCAAAAAGGTTGCGGCTAAAATGACAAAGGCTGAGAAAAAAACAGCGTCACGTAAAAAACAAGGGCCTGAGCAGGTTGAGTACGCGGTGACTGCGAGTGGTCGGCGCAGACAAGCCGCCGCAATGGGCGGGGATAT